GCAGATTCTTAGATCAGTTGTTTCAGTTCCCTGATCCACTAACGCACGATGATTTAGTTGATTCACTATCCTATGTCGATCAACTTGCAAACGTACCCTACGGTATAGGGGACATAGAGTTCGATGAACCTGAAATTTTAGATATTGTAGCAGGATACTGATATGACTGAACTATATGAACAAGATCCATTGATGATCCAAGAGTCTCTAGAAGATTGGGTTATAACTAAGTGTGAAGATTGGAGGGATAACTACGAAAGCAATTATGAACAGAAATTTGAAGAATATTATAGATTATGGCGTGGTCAATGGGATCCTGCTGACAGTGAGCGTGGGTCTGAGCGTTCCCGTATTATTTCTCCTGCACTTCAACAGGCAGTTGAGTCTAATGTTGCTGAGTTAGAAGAGGCGACGTTTGGACGTGGTAAGTGGTTTGACGTTAGTGATAACTTTGGTGACACGGATAAGCAAGACGTACAGTTCCTACGTAACAAGCTTACAGAAGATTTTGAAAACTGTATGGTACGTAAGGCCGTTGCTGAATGCTTGATTAACTCAGCAGTGTTTGGTACAGGCGTTGGTGAGATTGTCATTGAAGAAATGAAGGAGATGGTTCCAGCAACTCAGCCTGTCATGGGTGGTGATTTACAAGCAGTAGGCGTAAACATTACTGAACGTGTGGTTGTAAAGCTTAAACCTGTACTGCCTCAGAACTTTCTAATTGACCCTGTAGCAACGTCTGTAGAAGACGCGATGGGTGTAGCTGTTGATGAGTTTGTGAGTAGTCATCATGTTGAACTACTACAGGAACAAGGCGTGTATAAGGACGTGTACGTTGGTAACGCAGCGCCTGATACAGACCTAGAGCCTGACCAAGACCTTACTGTCTACAGTGACGACAAGGTACGTCTTACTAAGTACTATGGTTTAGTGCCACGAGAGCTTCTAGACGCCGCTATGAGCGACGATGACGAAGAAGAGGTACTAGAGCAAGAGTCTGATTCAAAGTACGTAGAGGCCGTTGTAGTGATCGCTAACGGCGGTATCTTACTTAAAGCTGAAGCTAACCCCTACATGATGCAGGATCGTCCTGTAGTAGCATTTCCTTGGGACGTAGTACCCGGACGCTTCTGGGGTCGTGGTGTGTGTGAAAAAGGCTACAACAGTCAGAAAGCCCTTGACACTGAGTTACGTGCAAGGATCGACGCACTAAGCCTTACTATCCACCCAATGATGGCTATGGACGCTACACGCTTACCTAGAGGGTCTAAGCCAGAAGTACGGCCCGGTAAGATAATTTTAACAAGCGGAGACCCTCGTGAAGTACTTCAGCCTTTCAACTTTGGGCAAGTTAATCAAATCACTTTTGCTCAGGCCGGAGCCTTGCAGCAGATGGTACAGCAAGCAACGGGAGCCGTTGACTCAGCAGGAATTGCAGGTCAGGTTAACGGCGAGAGTACTGCCGCTGGTATTAGTATGTCTCTTGGCGCTATTATTAAACGCCATAAACGCACACTAATTAACTTCCAACAATCTTTCTTGATTCCTTTTGTTAAGAAAGCAGCTTATAGGTATATGCAGTTTGACCCCGAAAATTACCCCGTTGCTGATTATAAATTTAATGCTAGTAGTACTTTGGGTATTATTGCAAGAGAGTACGAGGTTACTCAGTTAGTACAGTTGTTACAGACAATGGGCAAAGAGTCTCCGTTGTACAATACACTGATACAGTCTGTTGTTGACAACATGAACTTGTCTAACCGTGAAGAACTAGTTGCAGCTCTTGCTCAAGCCTCACAGCCTAACCCACAAGCACAACAAATGCAGCAACAGGCACAACAGTTGCAGATGCAGTTCCAGCAGTCACAGACTCAAGCACTAACTGCTCAGGCTCAAGAGTCACAAGCTAGGGCTACTAAGTTAGCTGCCGAAGCTGCTGTAGTTCCTCAAGAACTAGAAATTGATAAGATCAACGCTATTACTAGAAACCTCAAGGAAGGTGACGCCGAAGATAAAGAGTTTGACCGCCGCATGAAGGTAGCTGATACTCTCCTCAAAGAAAAGCAACTACAAGGTAAGACTAATGCTAATAACGCAAAAGGAAATGCAGTCCCTGTTGGACCAAGTCAACGACCACTTCAAAGGGACGTTCCAGCGTCTCAAAGTCCTAGAGGACCAGCTGAACCAACTGGAAATCAAGGTGGAGGGATTATCTAATGGCAAAGAAAGCAGACCCAAGGCTAGCACGGGCAGGGGTAAGCGGGTACAACAAGCCAAAGCGGACGCCTAGTCACAAAACTAAGAAGTTTGTAGTCGTTGCCAAGGAAGGCGACACAGTCAAAACCATACGTTTTGGCGATCAAAACATGAGTATTAAGAAGGACCAACCTGCACGTCGTAAGTCCTTCAGAGCGCGTCACAAGTGTGACACCAGTCCACCCAGTAAGCTAACAGCTAGATACTGGTCATGTAAAAAATGGTAAGGAGATAGTTATGCCATACGGAACAGGAACATACGGAAATAAAGTTGGACGACCACCGGCTAAAAAGAAAAAGAAAGCCATGCCTGTAAAACGCAGTAGAGGTACGGGAAGCCGACGAGGTAAATAACATGGCTAAAGCAAAAGCAAAGCCCAAGAAGTCTGGACCTACTCCTAAAAACAAGGCGTTGTATTCTAGAGTCAAAGCAGAGGCTAAACGTAAGTTTGATGTATGGCCTTCTGCTTATGCTTCTGCATGGTTAACTCGTGAGTACAAGAAACGTGGAGGTACTTATGCCTAGAAAGGTTTCTACAGGAGGTGCTAAACGTCCCAAGAAAGGTCTTACCAAGTGGTTTGATGAAGAATGGGTAGACGTTAAGACAGGTAAACCTTGTGGTCGTAAGTCTACAAAAAAAGTAGGTCCTAAGAAAACCACGCGTCCGTACCCCTCTTGTAGACCCAAAGCTGTAGCAGCTAAGATGACAGCAGCAGAAAAGAAGTCTTCTGCTACACGTAAGACAGGACCAAAGGCTATAAAACACGCAGTCACAGCTTCTGGTAAACGTAGAAAAACTACTAGAAACGCTTGACATTCCTTAAAAAGTATGCTATAATTAAACTATAGTTAACAACTTTAGAGAAACTAATGACAACTGAGCTTGAAACTTATTTTAACAACTACAACGAACTCTTCAATAGCGAAGGTTTCAAACAACTCATCCAAGAACTTTCTACTAATGCACAACAGCTAGCAGACATACAAAGTGTAAAAGACGTAGAAGACCTCTTCTATCGTAAAGGCCAAGTAGCTGCTTTTGCAACAATAATTAATCTACAGGGTACTATAGAGGCCGCTAGGGACCAAGCAGAGGCTGAAGAAGAAGGCCCTGTAGATGTTTAAAGTCTACGACTTCCGTTGTACTAACGGACATGTCTTTGAAGAATTTGTAAAGGATGGTGTTACAACCAGTAGGTGCGGTTGTGGCGCTAACGCTACAAAAATGGTATCTGCCCCGTCTTTCCACCTTAATGGCTCCGATGGTTCATTCCCCGGAGCACACATTAAATGGGCTAGGGAACACGAAAAAGCAGGTAGTAAATAATAACTCCACAATGATTATAATCACGGAGCTTAATAATGTCAAGAGCAACATTAGTTGACCCGCAACCAGCAGTGGAAAACGCGGACGATATAAACGAAGAAGCAAATGAGACTCAGTACGAAGAAGAAACAGCTGAACAACCTCAAGAGCAACCTACCCTTCCAGAGAAGTACCAAGGTAAGTCAATGGAAGAAGTCGTACAGATGCACCAAGAAGCTGAAAAGCTTTTAGGTCGTCAGTCCGGTGAGGTAGGTGAACTTCGAAAAGTGGTAGACGATTACATTTCTAATCAAACTATCGCACAAGCACCTCAACAAACTGTTGAGCCTGAAGATGACATAGATTACTTCACTGATCCACAAGGTGCTGTTAATCGTGCTATTGAGAACCATCCTAAGATTAGAGAAGCACAGCAATACACTGTTGAGTACAAAAAGCAGTCGTCACTTGCAACGCTTCAAGCTAAACACCCAGACATGCAGACAATACTAGGAGACCCTAAGTTTGCAGAATGGATTAAGGCATCTAAGATTAGGACTCAGCTATTTGTAGCGGCTGACCAACAGTATGATTCTGACTCTGCTGATGAACTATTTACACTCTGGAAAGAACGTA